CGACCGTGAATGCTGCCCGTCGTGCAGGTTGTAGCGCTGCCGCACCACATCATCAAACCTGACGTCCACCTTGTTGTACTTCAACTCCATCGCCATCAACCAATCAGCCCACACCACCCGCCGCTGCGGATACTTCAAGTACACGTCACGACGCATCAGATTCCAACCCATACACGGGAACCATTCCTCGGTGTCATCCAAAATCCGTTCCCAACCATCAGGTCGCGGCGCATGAATCCGGCCGCCCGCCTCCTGCGGCCCATACACCACGTCCCCCATGTCGGGCAGATCGGTCATCGCGTTCGGCGTCACCTCGTCGTCAAGTCCGCACATGAAGATGAACGGCGAATGGGCGCGATGAATCCCCCAAAACCATGCATCCAGAAAGTACGGTTGCGCTGCCGTCACCACCCGCCACCCCGCAGGCACATCCAACAGGCGATCCGACGCAATAATCACCTCACCCGGGGCGTCATCCAACGCCTCCACCGACGCCACCCAACGGGCACCGAAACGGTCCCAATAGTCCCCCCATGCGGTAGTGACGATTGCGACCTCAGACGAGGCCGGTTTCAACCTGATACACCTCTTCGGCTTTCGCCTCCACGCGGGCCGACCCATCGATCTTCCCCGGCTGCACGCCGTCCAGACGCAGACGATGGTATGCGTCAAGGTCGCGATCCAACTGACGTTCCTTCTCAATCGTGCGATGCTCGTACGGTTTGCGGGTCGGCATCGCCGCAGCCCCGAACGTCACCCCAGCCACCTTGCACGCAAAACAGCCCTCCACATCAAGGTTCGGGTGGGTTCGCTGATGCAGCATGGGCTACGAAATGTAGGCGCCGTACCCCGCCGCCGTCAAGGAAGCGGCCTCATCGTCGGTGATCTGGATGTCATGCCCTCCGTAGTAGGTGATGGCAACCGTCGTCATGTCCCCCGGCTGGTCCTCCGTATAGGTGCCGTCGTTCAGTTTGTAGACGTTGCGCCCCCGATCCCCGTTCGCGAAATGCCCGAACAGGGCGTTGGCAAGCCGCTGCTCCTGACTCGCGAACGGGTCCAGCGCCACCGTGGACTGCACGAATGGATCGGTCGGGGGGCGAAAGATGCTCATGTGACGTATGCACCATACCCTGCGGCGACCAGATCATCCTTCTCCTCTTGGGTGACGAAGTTGTTGTGCCCACCCAGATACACCTTCGTGAACGCGCCGACGTCCCGCTGATCGACATCGGTGTAGGTGCCGTCCGTCAACTTGTAAATGTTCTTGCCTTTCGTGCCCGGGGTGACCTTGCCGAATAGGCGTTTCGCCGCAGAGAAATCCTGAAACTCAACCCACGGGTAGTCGTCGGTGGGGGTGCGGAAAATGAACAGTTTGACCGACAGCACCGTCGCCGTCCCAGCACCAGAACCCGTCGCATCAGCCTGCTTCAGACGGGCGCCAATAACCGACTGCGCACCAACCCCGCTGCCCGTCGCCGCAGCGAATGTGGTACGCAACTTGGTTGCCGACTGTGTGCCCGTACCAGAACCCGTTGCGGTTCGCGGGGAAACAACCAGCCGCACCACAGTCGCCGACCCGACACCCGTGCCAGTCGCCGTTCTTGCGCGGATCTCCGACCCAGACGACGAACTTGTACCCGCACCAGAACCCGTCGCCGTACGCGGAGCAACATGCAACCCGACTGCCGTCTGACTGCCAACACCCGTCCCAGAAGCGGTGGACGCGCGAACCGTAACCGCCGATGCTGTCTGCGTCCCAACCCCCGAACCCGTTGCCGTGCGCGGCGCGACATGCAAACCAGTCGCCGTACCAGCCGTCGACCCCTGCCCCGTACCAGTCGCAGAGACGGTGACGTCTGCGGTCGCGGCCGCCGTCAACCCGCCGAGATCGGCGGCGGCGATGATCGTGTCGTCGACGACGGTGGCTTCGGCTTGGGCCTGAAGCGCGCCAAGCGGCGCCGCGCCCTCCGCCGCGATGCTGCTTTCCTTGGTGCCTGCCGCCGTCAACCCGCCGAGGGTTGCCACCGCGGTCCCGAATACGATCGGCCTTTCCGTGTAGCGGGCGAGGAAATAGGCAGCAAACGTGCTCCCGAAGGTCACGTTCCACGTTTGTGAACTGTTGGCGGTGACGAGTTTGGTTTGAGCCGCTATTTGCGCCGAAGTGCTGCTCGTCCCGGTGTCGGCTACTTCCGTCAGAATCGTCGCCCAAGATCCTGACGTGGTGTCCGAGTCGCCGGTCACGGCTCCGCTATTTCGTATCGCCAACGCACCGATCGCTAGATCACCGTTCAGATAACCGGTCCTAGTTTGAGAGATGCTCGTCACCAAACCAGCGGAACCCGCTCCAGAGTTCGACACATAGGTCAGGACGTTGTTGGTGCCGGCCACGACTTTGTGAACGATCGCGGCTTTTTCTGGGGTGTTCGGCGAGAAGTTGACGGTGATCGTGTCGGAAGTGGTCATCGCTTTCGTGACCACGGCGAAATACTGGGCAACACTGGCTCCCGTGTTGCCGGTACCCTGACTTCGGATCGCCCTGACGAGGCTGTAGACGTTTGACTGAGAGTCCTCGACGGAACTAATGGAAATGGCGCCTGATGTTCCTGCTGGTCTGGCGGAAATCGAGACGATGATCGTGTCGTTGACCGCCGCGGAAGCGGTCAGCGAAATGCTGAGGGTTGCCGACGATGTCGTTGAGTTGGCATTACCAACCGTAGAAACGGTGAGAGCCATTCGCTCACCGTTTCTTTACGATGCGACGGTCAGTGAAACGGTGAGGCTTCCCGATGCAATCGTGTAGGTGTCGCCGGCGCTGTATGCGTTGGCGGTGATGGTGCCTGAGAACAGGAAGTTGCCGGTCGTCGCCGAGTCCCATGCGGTGAAGTGGGTGGCGTCTTGGGAGCCGGCGATGTTCGTCCATGTGACGGCCGCGTCCGAGGCGAGCGCACCGGCGGAGGCGGCGGCGAACGACACCGACTTGCGGGTCGTCTCAGTCGCAGGGTTTGATGTGCCGGCCGCACCCGGGTCGCCGACGTGCAACTTGACGTAGACGGTCGTCACCGAGAACGAGGTGGCGTTGCCGAGCGCATCCAGCCATGCGTTCGCCAGATACGAAGAGATGCCGGTCGCCATTAGCCGTCCACTTTCTCGATGATGTTCAGGATCCTACCCCGCTCAGTCGAGGCTGAGCGTCAGCGACGTGATCTGAAAAGTGTCACCCGCAGTCACCGAAGCAGACGAAGACAGCGCCCCCGTCCACAGACAGTTACCAGCAGTCGAGTTATCCCACGCCGACCAATGGCTGTACGTCTCGGTCGCAGCCACGTTCGTCCACTCCAGCGTCGCCGACGCCGAAATAGAACCCGACGACGCAGCACTCCACGACACCGACTTGCGAGTCGTCTCCGTAGCCGCCGAAGACGTCCCATCCTCACCAGCATCACCGGTGTGCAACTTGATGTACACGGTGCTAGGAGCCGTGAACGACGCCCTGCCCGTCACATGATCCAGCAGTTTGTTCTCGGCGTAGTTGGAAATCGACATCAGTCACCTCGTTTGGCAGAGAATAGCAGAAGGGGTCGGGCCGAGGGGAACGACCCGACCCCCACTACTTGTGAGAGGAACTTACGAGCCGATGCTCGAAGCAGCCTCAATGCGACGCAGCGACGCCTCACGGAACCGACCGTAGCCGCCCAGCCAGTACCAACCCATCGGGTGGAACCGCTCAAGAGCGTCAACAATCGGACCACGCACCACACTCGGGAAGGCACCATTGCCATCCACGATGCTGTGCGCCTTCGCAAGCGCCTGACGACCCATGATGTGCGTGCAGTACACGTCCACCGTCGCCGAGGAACCCGTCGAAGAGCCGGAGCCATCCGAAGCGTTAGCGAACACCTTCGCGCGCGGCGTCTCAATGAAACGCACCGACTCGAAAGCGCCGATCTCGCCGTTGTAAATGTTCGCCGTGTCCACGTACACGTGCGGGTCACGCCAAGAGGCGGCACCCGTCTCGCGACGGAGATCGTACGAAACGTCGGGGTGCATGTACCCCATGTACATGCCATTGAACGTCACCGAGTTGGCGGCGCGAAGCGCAGCAACAACCTTACGGACGTCATTGGCCTTGATGATGTCGTCGGAACCGACCGTCGCACGGCTCGACGGAAGGCTCGCGCCACCCGAACCGTAGACGACGTTGGTGCCAGCCGCGAGCACCTCGCGGACCACCGAGTCGAT